CAGATGATGGGGAGCTACCTCTCTTTTCCTTTGTTGTGTCTTCATTCGTATCTCGCGGCGCGTTGGGCGCTGGCAGGGAGAGAAGGCACAATTCTTGTAAACGGAGACGACACGCTCGTCTCGTCGAACGTTTACCTCGAAGCGTCTTCATACCCTCGCGGGTACAAGCTTAACGATCTGAAGACAATTCGATCAGGGACAGTCGCAGAAATCAATTCGACGGCATTCCTAAAGAATTCAAAGGGCAAGTGGCGTGAGATTCGCCACTTGCGGAGAGGTGGATTTCTTTCCGATTACCACGGTATGCTACACTGCGCAGCTGCCGTCCGTGGCTCGGTTGACTGGACGAATGCGTTCATTCGGTCTCGAATCGGAAAGAAGTGGGGGTTCCTCCCTACCCAGTTGGGATTACATCCCAGATCTTACCCAGCTTACGAAAGGGAAAGATCGATGTCGAACAGGCTCTTCACCTGTCTACCGGTGCCCCCAACAGAGGCATCGACATCACTTCTAGCTGTCCGGAGAGAGCTAGATCCCGACGAACGAATCGCTATGTACCTCCACCAGTGGAAGTACGGTCGGGAGGGAGGGAGGAAGAGAGACGTATTCAACCCAACGGTTGGGTGTGTACGTCGGACCTACGCGTATAGGGCTGTGAAGCCCTGGAGTCGACTTTCCTATCTTGGGAAGTTGAGGTCTTTGAAGTTGACCGCGCGTAGAGAGGAGGAAGAACTGCGTTATCTGCCTGCAGATTACGTCAGTAAAAGAGAGGACGAGATTCTCAATGAGCTGCGCAGGTTTGGCTCATCAGTGTTTGAGGATCTCTAGGGATGTGGTCTCTTGGCCAGAATGTACAGGGAGATTCTTTCGGTGGCGGCATGATCCGCGGCGCCGCAAGTAACTAGGCGTGTTAGAATCGTCGATCTGTACGGAGGGGGTGATTGCTGCGTGCTCGAGCTAGGGTACGTTAACGCCTAACACCGAACCACCGATCTCATAGTGCCGTCTCTGCTCCGCAAGAGATTGTCATTTCCCCGCGGAGGGGACCCTGCGAATGCGGGGTATGGCAGCCGCCGTAACAGGCTGGGGCATCCGGGCTAGGGAGAGGGGACGAGGGTCGATAAGCGGGCAATCACCAGGATTTCTGGTTAGCGCAGTCTCGAAGTGGTTAGCGACCACTGGCT